GTTGAAGGAATGTGAATAACTTCGTTTTCCATAGCAACTTTAAATTGTTTTTGTCTAATCCATGTATCATCAAATACGTGTTCCATTATAGTGACATGCCTCCGAATGTGTTATTGTCTACATCTTGCTTAACTCCACCGATAACATATGATGAAATTTCTGTTTCTTGAGGAGCTACTTGTACGTCTGCTCCAGAGATCCACTTTTGTGTCCACGGCAGTGGGTTTGCTTGTGGAGTTTGATATGGGCATTTAAGTCCTACTGCGGTCATACGCTTACAACAAATCCATTCAATATAATCTGATAGTAGCTGTGTGTTTAGACCGATCATTGATCCATCTTTAAACAGATAATCAGCCCATTGCTTTTCTTGTTCTACTGCGTCTACAAACATTTGAATACATTCTGCTTCTGTTTCTTTTGCAATATGCGCATAATCTGGATCATCTTTTGGTAGAAGTTTTAGAAGTGTTTGCGTAGATGCTAAGTGCAAGTTTTCATCACGTGCAATTAGCTTGATAATTTTAGCATTACCTTCCATCTTTTTAAGTTCTGCAAATGCCCATGAACAAGCAAATGAAACATAGAAACGAACTCCTTCAAGAATATTTACACTCATAAGAGTTTTATAGAGTAACTTTTTAATTTCGTATTTGTCTACTACTACTTTGTTTCCATTGACATTATGCGTACCTTCACCCAACAGATTAAAGTATGATGTCATATCAATTAGTTGATCATAGCATTCTGAGATATCATCAGCGCAATCCATAATTTCTTCGATATCCATCATGCCATCAAACACTTTAGAAGGGTCTGAGTATACATTACGAATGATGTGAGTATATGAACGTGAGTGAATTGTTTCACTGAATGTCCAAGTTTGGATCCATGCTTCTAGTTCTGGAATAGATACTAGTGGACCAAATGCTTCTACTGGCGCGCGTCCTTGTACACTATCTAGTAGAATTTGACGTTTTAGATTTGATGTAAAGATATGACGCTCATGGTCTGTAAGATTTTTAAAATCATTTGAATCTTTAGTTACATCTACTTCTTCTGGACGCCAGAAGAAACCTAGTTGCTTGTCAGTTAGTTTATCAAACTGTTTATATTTTAGCATATCAAAACGCTGAATAGCTACTCCGCCGTTTGGGTCTAGGAATGCCAATGCTTTCGTATGGTCTGCTTTATTTTTTGAATTGAATACGCTCATAGTTTTCTCTCTCGTTTATTAAATTACACATGCATCACAATCTTCATCATCAATGACAGATTGTGCTAGTGGTTCGTCCATTAGTTTCGATACGTCGATCTCTCCTTGACCATCGAATGTATTAAAATAGTAAAGTTGCTTTCCACCATATTTATAGAACATAATTAGATGTTGCAACATTACTGACATAGGTATCTTTTCATCATCAAAGAATACAGGATTGTAGCTGGTGTTTACTGAAATGCCTTGGTCAATATATTTCTGTAGGATTGCCATAATTTTTAGGTATCCTTCTGGTGACTGTTGATCCCATAGTAGTTCATATTTGTTTTTCAGTTTATGAATACCCGGTACAACTTGCTTTAAAACACCATGCTTAGATTGCTTAACTGACACTAGTGAACGTGGAGGCTCAATACCGTTTGTAGAGTTAGAAATCTGTGCGGATGTTTCTGCTGGCATAAGAGCCATTACAGTTGAGTTGCGAATACCATGCTCTTGTAAATCTGCACGTAGTGTCGCCCAATCTTGACGTTCAACATATGGTGTAAGTTCATCAACATCTAGCTTACGTGTATCCATTGGAACTACACCACCACCATAACGTGTTTCGTCTGTGCCAGAACATTTACCTTGCTCTTTCGCAAGAGTGTTAGACGCTTTGATTAGGAAGTAGCTCCATGCTTCTGCCCATTCATCGACTAATTCTAAGTTTGGATTTGAATAATTTGTATCATTCTTGGCTAACCAGTAAGCAAAGTTGATGATACCGATACCCAGTGGTCTGCGCTTTTCAGTTGATAACTGTGCTGCAAGTACTGGATATTTTTGATAGTCAAGTAGTGCATCTAGTCCGCGAATTGATAGTTCACATGGCTTTTCAAAGTCTGCTGGAGTTTTAATATTGCCCCAGTTGATAGCACTAAGTGTACATAGTGAAATCTCACCTTCGGGATCATTTAAGTCATTTAGTGGCTTTGTAGGAAGATTAATTTCACAACAAAGATTTGATTGACGTACAGGAGCTAGATCAGGTTTAAATGAACCGTGGTCGTTTGCGTGGTCAACATTCATTAGATAGATACGACCAGTGTTCTTACGCTCGTTCATGAATGCAGAGAATAGTTCGATTGCTGGAATTGATTTCTTACGAATAGATGTCTTACGTTCTGCTTTCTCATACAGTTCACGGAACTTGTCTTGGTCAGCAAAGAATGCTTCATACAGACCTGGAACATCGTTAGGAGAGAACAGAGTGATGTTGCCGCCAGTCATTAGACGCTCATACATCAACTTGTTAAATTGTACACCGTAGTCTAAGTGACGTACACGATTGTCTTCTGTTCCTTTATTGTTCTTTAAAACTAATAGGTCTTCTACTTCTAAATGCCAAAGCGGATAGTACAGAGTTGCTGCACCACCACGAACACCACCTTGTGAACATGACTTAACAGCCGCTTGAAACATTTTGTAGAAAGGGATAACACCAGTATGGGACGCATCTCCGTTTCGGATCGGAGAATTAATCGCACGGATAGCACCGGCATTAACACCTATGCCAGCTTTCTGTGAGACATACTTAACAATTGAACTAGATGTCGCATTGATTGAATCAAGCGAGTCACCAGTTTCAATTAGAACACAGGAAGAAAATTGTCTCTGTGGCGTGCGGACGCCTGCCATTACTGGGGTTGGGAGCGAGATATCAAAATTGCTAATTGCGTCATAGTAATCTTTAACCCACTTTATTCTTGTTTCTGTCGGATAGTTAGAGAACAGAGTTGCTGCAATTAACATATATGCCATCTGAGGTGTTTCGAACACTTCTTTGGTTACACGATTTTGAACTAGATACTTACCACGAAATTGTTCCATACCAACATACGAAATATTAAAGTCACGGTCGTGTTTGATATACCCGTTTAACGTTTCCCATTCATCTGTAGAATAGTCTTCAAGTAGCGATACATCATAGAAACCTCGTTCTATATTATTCTTTACTAGGTCTAGCACGTGACATGGTGTGAAACTGTTATACACCATTTTTCGCAAATGATAGTTTACCAGATTACCCGCTACCCATTGGTAGTTAGGCGTATCTTCATTAATTAAATCTGCGGCAGATTTAATCAACGTTTCTTGAATTTCTGAACTTGTAATACCGTCATAAAACTGAATGTGAGATTTAATTTCTACCTCGCTTGGTGATACGCCAGCGATACCGTCACATGCAAAGAACACGACCTTGTGCATTTTTTCTAGGTCTAGTTCCTCTCTGTCACCGTCACGTTTGACTACTTGAATTCCCATTTATACTCTTCTCCGAAATTGCAATGTATTTAACAACATTGCGTGTATCTTAATATCTATTGTTTATATCTGCATCTTCCATACCAGCTACACGTAGCTTGATAATATTACTTAATTGAAAATGCTTAATTTCAAATCCCTTAGTAATACCTTGGTACTGGTTACGCATTAGTGCAACTTGATTAATAAGTTCCGAAATAGCAACGACCTCTGCTTCGCCATCTGCATACTTTTCAGCATCCCTACTACTAAGTGCTTTGTTGTAATTTTCCAAATACTTACGTAAATATTCACTTCTCTTTTTGCGTAACTGTATATTTAGATGTTCTAGAATTGCTTCTATTTCCTGTAACTGACCGAAACGGAATTCTACGAATGCTGGGAGTTCAGTAGCGTTCTTTTCAATATTGCCCTGTACTTTAACTTCATAACGTGCTTCTGCTAGTTCCTTTTCAAAGTGATCTAGACAGGCCGGTATGGAGTTCCAGTCAGCAACAATTTTGCGATACCAACTCATTATTCGTAGTCATCCATTTCATATTCGTTAAATTCATCTTCATCGTCTTGAAAATAAATGTCAAACGCAGTTTCAAGAATCTTATCGTTCTCTGTCATTTCTGAAATATCTGTCTTCTGAAAACCTACATCATCACATAGTTTAATCAAACGTTCAGCCGCTGCCATGCGTTCCTTTGCCGGTACGAGAGGTTTGAATACTTCCCAAATATCAAAAATTACTTCTGCGTCTACTGTTGCCATTTTTATGCCTCAAAAATTGCTGAGTTACTTCCATGTTCAGCACACTCTGCGCTTACACAGTAACATCGGTTATTTGTCATTTCACGAACTAGTTGGTCTGCAAACTTGTGCGCATGTTCTGCGAACTTCTCAACTCCCACACCATCAAATAATGTAAGTTCTGCAAGTCCACATGATTCTAGTTCACTTAACTTATACAACAAAGGATCTTCCCTGTCAACCACTACTTTATGATCAAAGTTATCCTCTAACCATTTTTTTAGAGGTTTAAGACCGCCAAAGTCTACTACCCAATTGCGTTCATCTAGTTCTTCGCAACCAAAAATAAACTTAAACTGTAAGCTATACCCATGCAAGAACTTGCAATGAGAGTGTGCTAACGGCTGTCTGAAAACAGCCGATAGTCCAATGTTATGACCATAAGTCTTTGTCGAATAGTACTTAGTCATTCTTCATGCCTCATTAAGTTCAGAGTTTTCATCAACGATTTCTCCGTTGGCGTCAACTTCTAGTGAGTCAAGACCATGTACTTCAGCATCTAAATCTTCGTTATTCCAATCGGCAATAACTCGGTCTAGTTTTTCATCAGTCCACTTCTTACGGAACTCAAGAATTTCTTCACCAGACTTGGTAATATATTTTAGACGATTGCCTTGCTTGGTTAGAAGACCCTTAGCTTCAAAGAATTCAAGTAGACCTGAATAAGGAGACATACCTGTTTCATATGGAATTTCTACTTGTACACTTTCGAATGGCTTAGAGTAACGGGTCTTAACAACTTTACATGCCGCACGAATACCATGCACTTGTGAAGTTTTGTTGCCATCTGCGTCTGTTTTCAGCTTCAGTTTGCGCATAGCGATAACGATAGATGATGCATAGATAAAGCCTTGGCCACCTGAAATCTTATCATCTGGATCAAACATATCTTGTGATGCGTATGTGTGATTTGTTGCAATCATACCTACGTTGAAGTCACCGAACATGTTTACACAGTTACGAACAAGTGCTGCTAGTGCTTTAGGCTTACGACCCATATCACCTTTCATTTCGCCTTTTTCGAACTGATTAACATCAGTTGGGGTCAACATCATACCCAAACTATCAAGTACAAACAGAACCTTAGGACGATCTTCGTCAGGGGTATCTGTGTACTCCTTACGATAGTCTGTCATAAAGTCTGAAATAATTTTAGCAACATCATCAATCATAGCTACATTCAATTTCAGTAGCTTATCATCGTCTGTGCTTACGTTCAGCGCATGTAACCAACTTTCATCTAGTGCATTCTCACTGTCAATTAGAACTACAAAGATACCTTGATCCTGTGCATTCTTAATAATGTTACCAGATGCAATATATGATTTACCTGCACCAGACTCTCCTGCAAGCACTGTCACTTTACCAAGTGGAATGCCTTTATAAAAATCATTTGAGATTAACTTGTTTAGACAGTAGTTACCTGTTGAGATCCATGTATCCGGATCACGGAAGCCCACAGACATTCCTGGGACCGCTTTTGTAATACTTTTACGAAACTTTGACGCATCAAATGCTTTTGCCATAGTCTAACTCCATTAAATTTTGTGAAAAAGGGGAGGACGGTCACGCCCTCCCAAGTTGACTAGTATAATTAGTCTGATTTACGTGAACGGATCATTGCAAGAATGTCTGATGCATCTTTGCCTGCGCCACTATCTGTTGCTGCCGCTGGAGCTGCAACTGCTTCTGCCGCTACTTCCTCATTCGACTTGAATGGGATGTCATCCACTGGTGCCGCTACTGGAGCTGGTGCCGCCGCAACTGGAGCTGGACGAGGAGCAGGTGCTGCTTTTGATGCTGATGAACCTGATGAATTGTTAGGCTCTGCGCCTTCTGGTACATCCAAACCATATGGTTTGAAGAAGTTACCCCAACGCATTGGATCATATAGTTCGCCATCAACAGATGCTTCGAACATTTCCATGATAACATTCACTTCGTCTTGTGTAGGACGTTTTGGCATGAAGTCATTCAAGTCTGAAAGACCATGCGCTTCAATTGCTGAACGCTCTTTTTCATTTAGGGAACGCTCTTTACGAGCCCAGTTAGATGTAGAATAATCTGCATACTGACCTTTTTGCGTTTTCGTTAAACGGAAGTCTGTACCTGCATCGTAATCTGTTGGAAGATTTTCCATATCAGGATCCATAAGTGCTGATTTCAACAACTTAAAGATTTGTGGACCGATCACGAAACGACGGATAGGATTCTCTGGTGATTCTTCATTCATCGGGTCTTGTACTACAAAACCTTGAAATATGTAAGAACGCTTCTTCCAGTACTTACGAGCCAAGTCTTCCATAGATGGGTCTTTGAACCATGGACGAATTTCTGCATGTACCGGGCAAGTATCGCCCCACATTTCGATACATGGAACTTGTACTTGAATAGGTTTTTGTTCACCACCTACAATACCTGCAAAAGGCATTTTGATTACTTGACGCTCACGCCAAAAGAATACATTGTCTGCTGATGAGTCTGGGAGAAAGCGGATTGTCGCTGTACTATCGTTGTCCATATTCCAGAACGGGTATAGTGCATCTGAGCCGCGTGATTGATTTGAATTAGTTTCTGCTTTGTTTTCTTGTGCAAGCAGTTTTGCACGGATTTCTGCTAGTGTAGCCATGTTAGTTTTCCTTTATATTAGCCTATG